AATTGAGCGACGATTTGACGACTGAATTCAGAAAGTTCAGACATAACTACGAATTGTTCCGTACGTATGGAAAGAAATACAATAAAATTGAATCTATTAACGCTTTGTGGAGAATATCACTACAAGAGAAAGCTCTGATGGACGAAATCAAAAAAGAGTCAAAGGCTATTAAGAAGGTTAAAGATTTTGCCGTGATAGACGAGCTTTTGCACATAAAGAAAAAAGGTTGAGTAATGAGCGATAGTAATGAAAACTTGGTTCATCTCCATGCACATTCTGAATATTCACAGCTTGATGCTGTTGGCACCGTGGAACACGTTGTTGCACAAGCTAAGAAAAAGGGATTTAAGGCGCTGGCGCAGACTGATCATGGTACGGTCAGTGGTGGGCTTAAGTTCGCTAGAGAATGTAAGAAGAATGGCATAAAACCAATTTTAGGGTGCGAAATTTATATAGTGGATGATGTGCTGTATCGCAAGCCTGAAAATGTCAAGAAAGAACGTGAAGACTTATATCATACTATCGTTCTGGCTAAGAGCTGGGACGGGTTTGTGTCACTCCAAAAGCTTCTTACAAAGGCTTATTCAAAGGATGGTTTCTACTACAAGCCTCGTGTTGGGTGGAATGACGCTCTCGCTCTGAAAGATTGTGTAATATCTACGGCTTGTGTTGGTGGGATGCTTTCACATGATGATTATGTGAAGAAAGCTGAGATGTTTAATGAAACATTCAAGGAAGATTTCTACTTCGAAGTTCAACCTCACCAATTCGACCTCCAATACAATACGAACATGAAAGCACTGCAACTGGCGAATAGATTCGGCAGGAAGCTTATTGCCACGAATGATTTTCACTACGCTAACGCTGAAGATTGTCACGCTCAAGAGTGTTTGTTAGCTACGGCTCGGAAGCAAACTAAATCAAGCGATAATAAGTGGGATTTTACGCCGGGTTTGTGGATGAAGACTTACCCAGAGATGATAGATTCGTTTCTCGGAATGCAAAAGAGTGTTTTGTCGTCTCAGTTGGTAAATGCAGCTGTTCTAAACACAGTTGAGGTTGCCGAGAAGTGTAATTGGTCTTTGCCAAATTTTGAAGTAGAACTACCGAACGTAAATACGACTTCTTTGGGAACAAGCGACCAAGTACAAGCATTGAAGATTTTGTGTGTTCAGGGGTGGAAGAAACGCTTTCCTGATATGGCATTTACCAGCGAAAAAGGGAAGCCATATTGGGAAAGGTTGACAAAGGAATTAGATACAGTTATAAAGCTGAATTTTGAAAAGTATTTTCTATTAGTGCAAGACATTTATCGATATTGTGATTCTGTTGGTATCGCCTATGGTCCGGGGCGTGGTTCTGGTGCTGGTTCACTGGTGTGTTATTTACTGGGCATTACAAACGCCGATCCACTTACCTATGGACTCATTTTTGAACGTTTCATAAACCCTGAGCGTATCGACCTTCCCGACCTCGACCTAGATTTCGAACACGATAGGCGTGATGAAGTTTATCAGTATTTATTGCAGACCTATAAGCATGTAGCTCACATAGCCACGTTCAACGGTATGAACACCAAACAGGTTTTGAAAGATGTTTGCCGTTATGAAGAGATAGACTTAAAAGTAGTTGATGTTGTGTGCAAAGAGATAGATGAAAAAACAGCCAAACAAGACAAGGCTAAACTAACATTGCAAAAAGTCGAAGATGAGCCTGAAAAATACCCGCAATATGCTGCTTTTAAGGAAAAAAACTTCTCTATTTTGGAAGTTGCTAAAGTTCTCGAAGGACAAGTTAGACAAACTGGTATCCATCCTGGTGGTGTGATTGTTAGCTCTGAACCTCTAGAGAACCGTGTTGCTGTTGAATATAGAAAAGGCGAATACACCATCAACTACGATATGTATGATGTCGGGTTCTTAGGGCTTCTAAAAGTAGATGTGTTGGGTTCTAAGACCGTTTCAGTACTCGAATACACTAAGAAAATGATTGAGGAAACATCTGGTAAAGAACTAGATTTTCAGAAGATAGATTTGGAAGATAAGCCAACACTCATGCAGTTCAATATGGGTCAAACTACTGGAGTGTTTCAGTTTGAGTCACCGGGTATGAGAAAAATGCTTCGTGAAATGGCACCACACGACATCAACACGCTAATTACAGCTAATGCAATGTATCGCCCGGGTCCATTGCAGTTTAAGGATACTTACGTAAAGAACAAAAAAACTCCAAATTTGATAAAGTCTACTGGAAATGCTGCTTTGGATAAAATCACTCGAGATACATACGGAGTGTTCATCTATCAGGAACAGGTGATGCAGATAGCTGTAGAAGTGGCAGGATATACATATCCTGAATCTGATACACTTCGTAAAAAGATTTCTAAATCTAAGGGCAAGGAAGAAATCGAGAAAGATCGTTTGAAATTTGTGGAAGGATGCATAAGCTTTGGAAAACTTTCAGATGCCGCTGCTAACGAACTGTTCAGCGAAATTGTTGATTTCGGAAGATATTGTTTCAATAAATCGCACGCTACGACTTACACTCTTGTTAGTTACTACGCCATGTGGCTTAGAACCCATTTTCCATGTGAATTTCTATCGGCACAGATAGCCCATTCCAAGGATGAAGACAGACCAGACCTCCGTAAGGAAGTTGGGAGAGAGGATGTCCAATACCTTCCAACGTGTATCAATCGGTCTCATAAATTGTGCAGTGTTGAAATTCTACCGAATGGAAAAAAGGCTCTTAGAGCTGGATTTAATGAGATTTCAGGAATCGGTGATGCTGTTATAGACGCTGTATTGAAAACCAGAGGTGAAGTTCAATTTCTTAGTTTCGATGACTTCTTCAACAGACTGGAAAATAGGCGAGTGGTGAACATAAAGGCACAAGAGATTTTATTATCCTGTGGAGCATTTGCCTCGATGCATGATATGAAAGCAGCTAAAGCGATTTGTATCAGTCTGAGACAAGGTTTGTCGAAGAAGGGTGGGCCACCGGCTCAAGTACTGGAGGGAAAGTTATGGTGACTGATGGCCTATGCCCAATCGTTACGAGAGATGGTGTTGGGACGATTATTACATTGCAAGGTCGAGATGTTTTGACAGAGGGTTTAGAATTCCACAAAATGGAAATTAGACGAGACGAAGCTTTAAAGGGTGAACAATGGATGATCAGAGTTGATGCTGTTCCAACTCCTGATAGGATTAGAAACAGCAGTATAAAGATATATTTAACTAGCGATGCATTATTAAAAACGCCGGACGGTTGGAGACACCCTGAAGAATTGAAGCACGGCAATTTGGTAAAGGCGTATTTCATTCACTGCCTTGTTTGTCAGAAACTTTATCTTCCATCAAGACCTATCATATCTACATGCGGCGAAAAATGTTTAAGCGCTGCTAAAAATGCAGAATTGTTCATTTTTAAACCACTTAATCAACAAAGTGTATATGCAGCGTTGGAAGAGAAGTGGGCATATATTACGTCATCATCTGACAAATTAAATGTTCAACCGGGCATGGAAGTTGTAAGGGTAAATAAAATCGAGAACGCTTGTAGTGTTTATTGTGGTGGGGTTCTTCTCAGTACAGACTCTTTGCAAGCCGGGTATAATTCACCAACGGAGTAATCACATGGCTTTTGACCGTGATTTAGGTAGTTTAACCATCATGCTAAACGGCAAGGAAGAATTTCTTGACCCTGCCACTGACCTCTATATTGAAGAGGGAGCACTTAACACAGAGTTTTGCGAACAAGCATCGAAATTTGCGTTTTATGGCGGAATTCATTCTGATTGTTACATAGAGCTTGAATCGCGCAAACGTGCTTTATCGTCTTACGAGGCTGAAATCGAACTCGACATTCGACAGAAGGTCTCTGAAAATCTTGGACAAAGTGAACGTATGTCTGAAGCCAAGATTGAAGCTGCACTAAAGCGTGAACCTAAATGGCAGGAAATTAGTAGCTCTGTGCTACAAATGCAAGCCATCGTTGGTAAACTGGATGTGTGGAAAGACGCTTTTAAGCAACGTTCCCAGATGTTATTTAATTTGGGTGCTACGAAACGTCAAGAAATGATGCGACTGACACCAAATACTCACGACGAGGAATAAATTACTATGACTGACACTTATCAATTCGATCCGAATGATCCGTATGCGTTAGATACAGATCAGATTCAGAAAGACGCTGCAAAGAAGGGTGGGCTAAAAGTCACTTATCACAACATTCCAGATGGCGAAACAACTTCTACGTGGCGCATTTTACCTTGGACTAAACGTCGTACTTTCTTCCGCAAGATTATGAAACATTGGAATGTTCCGGGATATAAAGGCGCTGTTACATGCCCTAAGTCTTTCTTCGAGGAGGAAGGCTCTGACGTGAAGTTTCCGTGTGCATTGTGTGACGAGAGTTACAAGCTCAATAAGTCGAAAGACCCGGTTGATTCAGCTCTTGCAAAAACCCTACGCTCCACTAGCAACTACTACGTCAATGCATTCAATGTTGATGACCCTGAGAAGACTGTTGGTGTACTCAACATCCCTTATGCAGTTTATAAGCAGCTTTTTGATTGGCTTTCGATTGCAGGATATTCTGATTTTACGCATCCATTTAGGGGACGTAATGTATCTATTAAGAGCACTATTGTGGAGGGTGCGAAAGTTCCAGGTACATCAAACAAGAACAAACGTGACTTCACAATCACGGCTTCGTTGCAAGTTGCACCTATCGATGAAGCAATCATGGAGAAGATTTGGGATTTGGATTCCATTATGGGAATTCCAACGCTCGAGTTCACTCAGGCTTGTTTACAGAGGGTGGTTACTGGAGATGAAACAGCTGGAAAAGAGCTTGTGCATGGTACTGGATATCGCCAACTAACGGATGGTTCTGAGAATTCAGAATTCTTCCCAGGTGTAAACACGGATGATAGCTCGGCCCCACCTCAGACAGCTCCACCTACGACCACCCACACGACTGTAAATACAGCTCCACCTACGACCACCCACACGACTGTAAATACAGCTCCAACAAATGCATCGGTTAGTTCTCCAGTTCAGGCAGCGGTTAATGTTGGCTCACCTAAACCAGCTTTCGCATCGGTAGCAACTACATCAGCTATAGTTGGAACACAGCCACCAGTTAAGGTTGTTCCAGTGGCTGATTTAGTTAACGGAACTAAGCCTTGTTTTGGGATTGCTTTTGATGGCGATGCCAAGATTTGCCTGAAGTGTCCATTGGTTGATGATTGTGAAGTGGCTGTTTTAAAAGCTGCTCGTGCTGCAAAGAACAATCCTCCGGCTGCCACACCAGTGGCTGACGAAGGCGACCTAGCTGCGCAGATGATGGCAGCACTTGGAAGTAAATAACTATGGCACTCCCTAAAGCAAAAAAGCCAGTCGCTAAG